AATTCAGAGGAGTAAAGGACAGAGCTTTCTTCCTGTTCAGACTGGCGAAAATTTATGCATAAGCTATGAATCCCTCAGGTTTTTACGTTGACCCTTTTTCGAACTGAACCCTGAGTCCCGGTAAAGGGGGTATATAATAAAAAAAGAGGAAAATTATCACTGAAATTCCTCTTTTTATTGGGTGACTGAAGGGACTCGAACCCTCGACATTCAGAACCACAATCTAAGGAATTGTGTTGGGTATTATGTTGATAATCATTTTATTGTTTTATGTTTTGTTCTTGTTTGGGTAAACAATGGGTAAACAATTTATAAAATCATCACATTGTTGGTTTAGACCCACCGCTGATTTTCGGAGATGGGTCGTGTTCCGCTTCTTGTCTCCGTTTCTCGTCCTCGTCTTTGAGATACTTGTTTCTTATCTCTTTGATGTCATTGGTCATTCCCCATACTTTGAAGAAGAGGATGATTTGCAGTACTCCGAATATTAGGAGTATGATAGTTAAAAAGTCAATCATATATTTTTAAATCAATTTTTCTTAATCCCATAAATTCATCCTTATCACTCAAATAGTAATCGCACTTTTTGCAAAACTCATCTTCTGAGATTTGGCAATTTCCATAAGCCCTTATTGCAGAAGATGGTGCTACTACGATGATACAATCAGCTTTTGCAGACTCATATTTTTCTCCAAAATTTTTATCACAATAGGAAACACATAGTCCTATATAAGGTATTTTAGTAGTTATCTTGCTTGATATTCGCTGATAAATCAGATTAGAAACATCTTCTACTATACGTTTAGCTCTTTGTCTTTTATCTAATACTCTATTATTGAATACAGATGAATATATTAAAGTATTGAAAAGTAAGATATTTCCTGTATTGTATACAAGGATTTCTGGATTCCATGATGAATTGGCAAAACTGAAATCATTTTTTCCGCTTCCTTGATACATTTCGGAATATAAATCGGATATGTATTCTTTGTTAGCTTTTAATACCGGATTTATGTTTTGAGCAGTATCTATTTTATTCAGAAATTGTTGTTGGGCTTCAGCAACCATCTGGGTTGATGAAGTTGATGCCTGTAATTTTGCAAGGCTTACCATACTTTTTAATTTATTGATTCCATCAGCATTGAAATACTTATTTTGTGCGAAACCAAACATTGGCAGCATTGCCATTAGAAATAAAATTTTCTTCATAATCTTAGATATTTAGTTTGTTCTTTAATTCGTTGAAAATGTCGGTGTTTTTAAGTTCTCCCCAATAGTATTTTTTGTATCTATCTCGGTCAAAGCTGTCTTTTTTCTCATAAACGATTAGACACCGTTTGTCACAAAGGATTATTACAGTCGATTCAAGGAGGCAAGCATATGAGCGAGCTTGCAAAAATGCTTCTTCTATTTCCTGGTTATTTTTCATGTAGAGTTTTGCCTCGATTAAAACCTTTGCTTTTTCTTCGTCTGGCTTATTATCGTAATGCAGAGCATAGTCGGGAAATATCCGGTGTCCACGTCCTGCATGTATTGGTAATTGACGAATGAAGTCTTTGTTCTCATACCATCCCATAGAGTTAAGCAATGGTTCCAGTAGTTGTAGTTCCACATCTCTTTCTTTTTCTATACTTACATTCTTGGGTCGTGTAGGAGTATATAGCTTTGGTAGGGTATCTATATCAAATCCTTTTGCCTTTATCATTCGTAGGAGTTCTGAATAATCTTCGCTACTCATTGACCATCCGTTAACTCCTTGAAAGTTCTTTCTTATGAGCGGGTGGCTGGAGAAGTATTCATCTTCCCGAAACTCTTTTAATGTGATGTGAGGAATAGCTATTCTATTGCCAATATAGATACACCCATAATATCGGAATAGAGGGTCTATTACACCATCTGTAAGCGATATTTCTATGCAAGTGACTGCGCTGATTGGAGACGTTTCGTAATGAACAAGAATATCCCCTTTCTTCGTATCAGGACTTGATTGCCAGAATTTTGATTCTAAGGATTTATCTTCTTGGCATAATCTGCCACCAATGAGCCATACTTGTGACGGCTTGGGTATGTCTATTTTCTTGCTTGGAAGATTATTGGGGGCGAAGTCGTATAGGAAAGACCATAGCTCTGCTGGAGATAGCCCATTTTCTTTCCTGAATAGATAAAGCACCTCACAAAGTTCCCAATAATACATACACCTTCCTTTGTAATCAGTTCTTTTGGGGATATTGGGGAGGTCTATGTTAAAAAAGTCCGCTATTTTATTCAGTTCGAAGATACGGCAAAGAAATAGATATGGAAAGAAATATTCGGGGGCGAACTGTGATAAGACATAGGACATCGGCTGGATAATCTCAAGCATATTCTTGAAGTCGTTAGCAGGAAGCCATTGTTGCTCTTCTACCCTTATACCTAATGTGATAAGTGAAATGTATAAACCTTTTGCTTCTTCCAATGATGTAGGGTGGTCATAATCTGATACACTGTAGCAATATATATTCTCCAACCAGTCGTTGTATAAATCTTCCGGTATGAAATTAGCATGCAGACAATAATCTTTGAATAAGGCATACCCTCTTGCATCGGAAAAGTATTTTATCATCTCTATTCCGATTACGGTCTGTTTATACAAGTTCCATGTGTATTGATTGAATTTCATAGTATCACCATCCTTTATCAGTCAACACTTTTACTACTTTCCATACGGAAACAATCATGTTTTTAGGCAGTTCTTCGTCTGCGACTTTCTCGTTATGGGATATGCACCAAATATATTCCTTTGGATTTTCTTCATATCTTGCCACTTCCTTAGTTATGCGTCTTCCGTCTTTTAACACAATAACAAATATATTCCCATAGCCAAAATACTCTCTCCAATTAGCAACTTCACGTATTAGCATCAGGCTACCCGGTGGTATGGTCGGAATCATACTATCTCCTGATTGATATATAGCCCTATCTTCATCCTTTGCATTTACAAAAGGAACGTACCCTTCAATGTATTGTGGCTCTCCTTCGATTTCGTTATTCGAGTGCATTCCTCCTACGCTATCAATATGAATAACAGGAATGAGTTTATATGTTGCATCGGCGGACGTTTGCTCTGGTTGAGTGAGAATATCTTCTTTTGGAAAATTGTTGTTAATAAGCATGTCTCCGTCTCCAGTAAGAAGCCAAGAGGTATTAAGACTAGGATAAACAGATTTAATTTTTTCGAGCGATGATGTTCTAATGCTATCTCCGACTTTACTGACGAATCCTTTAGCTAATCCAGTTGCTTTCTCAAAAGACCCTTCACTTATATTGATAGAAGCAAGAAATAATTTCAATCTTTCTCGTGTATTCATAACTCTTAATTGTTTTACTGAAATAAAATCAGTATATTTGCATCGAAATCAAGTTGCGGATGATTTTGATTAAATTGTTTAACTGTTCCCGTAAGGGACTATATAGGCGACTTCCTCAAACCGCAACTTTGGGGTTGGTCGCTTTTGTTTTATTGATATGAATAATGAACTTGCAAAATTGATTCCTAATGACATCAGTAAAATAACAGTTATTACATTACTTGAGCTATTAATGAAATTTGGTACTCCTAAAGAGGATATTAGGATTGCGCTTTCAATAATTCAAGGAGTACATTCTGCATCCCAGCATAACGTTGATGCTTTTCTTCTTCGCTATAGCTCAGAAATTCATGTAGAAAATCTTCTATCTCCTCAACCTTAAGAGTGCCCTTCATGTCGTTTATGAGATGGCTTATTAGGTTTTTATTTTCATTATTTATCAAAGCCATAATAGTCTGCAAAATATATTCTCTTGCCAACATCTTGGCAAAGCCTCCATCGTCTTTATTTTCATGAAATGCTTTAAACATAAACTGTAAAGAGCTTATTAAATCTCCATGTTGTCGGGCAATGAGAATTGGAACAACTCTCATCATTTCCTTTTTTACATCAAATTGTGTTTCTAAACTCGACTTCTTTATTTTTCCTTCAAATTCAGCTCTAAACTTATCAATTTTTTGACTTGTACCTTTTATATCGATGAATGTGTATATATTCCATCCTATCAATACAGTAACCAATAATGACAATATTCCTACTATCACTCCTTGGTAATCAAATCCTAACTCGGGAGTCCTATATGCGGCTATGCAGGTCGCTATAATAGCAATTGTCATTGCCACAATACTCAATCCTAAAGCCCATTTTTCTTTCTTCATATTATAATAAAGTATAAACTACCCTAATAGTTAAATAATATTTATTACTGAAATATAATCAGTAAAATTATTTTGTACTGAAAATAAATCAGTATCTTTGCATCACGATAACGATACAAAGATACGCAACTTACAAATAAGGTGCAATAGTATAAACATATTAAATCACACGATTATGAGCACGAAGAATTTTTTACACGAAGTTATGAGTCTTGCATGGCAGTTCGTTCGCAAGAACGGTTTCACGATGTCAGAAGCATTAAAGTGCGCTTGGGTTAACATGAAATTGAAATTGCAGATGAAAAGCAAGATTGTGAAATTCTACTTTCAAAAGGTGGATGGTTCTGTAAGAGAAGCCTACGGTACACTAAATGAAAAGCTGATGCCTACCATCACTGGTACTGACAACAGAAAGAAGAACGATACAGTCCAGACCTATTTCGACACAGAACGCCAAGAGTTCAGATGCTACAAGAAAGCTAACCTTTTAAAAATTGCCTGATATGAGAAACTATAGAGTATGTGATAGTATAGAAGCTTATGCCTTTGAAAAGGCTTTAGATAAGGCTTGTGAAGAACTTGAAGAGGTGGATAAAATGTCTGATGCAGAGGCATGCGTTTTCTGCAACACCGATACGAAAGAAGAAGCCTTAGAGGTTATTCAAGAAGAGATTGATTATATAGAGTTTCAACTTGATAGAATGGCAGTATGATAGAGGCATTGATAGTATTAGGCTGCTTGTATGCAAGCTACTGGCTTTTCAGAAAGCCGGGCGAGAAGTTCTTTTATGATGATTAATCACACGATTATATCACGCACGACAGCCCTATTGACGGATTGAACGGCAACTGATAGCGAGAATCGGGTAGGGCACTATTGATTAGTTCTTTGACAAGTATGTGAAAACCTTTGCGGTGTAATTCATAAGCCGTACAAGATTAACCAAGATAACGAAATATAGAAGCTGCCATAGCAGGGATGCGGTGACTGGTAGTAGGCTATATTGATTTGAAATGAACTTTACTTTCAGCACCGAAAATCATCTTTACGGTGTCAAGTATGCGGGGCAGGTGTCCGTATCGCTGAAAGGTCTAAATGTAAGCCCTTCACGTCTCGATACGTGGTAGAATCCGTAGAAGGTATCGGGGGCGCAACAACCACAGAAAAGGTCAGTGCTATACCGTACTAAAAGCCGTGAGGGATGCTGAGTACAAGCTACCCCTTTACCCTTGTACGGGTGGTTAAAATTGTTTTGTCGTGTTTTATTTTGTGTTTGTACTGGGTGTACCGTCTGTGAAGATAGCGCACCTTTTTCCGGTGATATGGCGGAATAGGAAACGCGTTGCTCGGCAATAAACTTAGCAATTTATGCAGGTTCAAATCCTGCTATCACCACTATTTTTTTCAAAATAAAAGCGTATGATAAAGGAAATTAAAGTAGATGAGAACTATCAGACAACTAAGTTATTTGATAGTATAAAGGTTGGGGATATATATCGAATCCCCTTTGAAGACTCTCGGCACACTGGGATAAAAATGGAAGCTGCCCGAAGAAACAAAGAAGCACGGCTCACGAAGAAGTTGAAAGGAAAACTTGACATTATGTATAGGGTATCAAAAACAGACTGCCCAGGTTTTTCTTCGCTTATACGACTGAAATAATCATTAGCTCACACGATTATGGAACGGGTATTTACAGAACTCACCCCTGAATGCGAGGTTACAGCACGGATGTATGCGCAGGGGTATGAGAAAAAGGAAATTGCCAATATCAAATGTCGGGCGGTTAGCACAATTAACAACCAGTTGCAAAAGGCTTTTGATATATTGCATGTACGGAATGGGAGAGAGCTTGCTACCATGCTTTACGAACGGATAGCCGGTGTGAAACTTACAATGGATTTTTCACCAACAGTTCGTATGTCTGTAGCTTATAGTTTGCTATGTATATTTTCTCTATCGCTTTATCACGAACAGAGCGAAATGAGAAGAGGAAGAGAATTAAGAGTAGAACGGATTGAAATAATAAGGAGGGCGGAATGAATATAGAAGAAATCCAATCCATTATGATAGACAGTTATCAGGTTGGTTATATGGAGGCGGTCAAGGCATATGAGCCGGCACAAGACCTTATCCGATTGAGGGATGTAAAGAAATGGCTAAGGATGATGCGAATAGACTGGAAGCGGTTCAATGTACTTGTGAATAAAGAACTGATAAAGCCTATCAGAAAAGGAGAAAGCCGAAATTCCCCCCTTTATTATTCAAAAACAGAAATCAAACAAGCCTTGTCGCTGGCGAATGTCAGCGGAATAATGGCGAGAGATACAATTGGATTAACCTTTTAAATATTTACGATTATGAGTAATGAGAAAGATTTAGTATTAAGAGATTCTGCATTTGAAATCCAAACAGCGGATTTAAGTAAGAATGAACTTCCTTCTTTGGAAGATGCGCAGGAGTTACCAATAGATTTGTGTGGCAATTATTGGACGCCTGAACATGCCGGTGAGTTTAAGAAAATGTTTTTTGTGGAAATCAAACCGCAAAAGGTCTTGAGTGCAACTAATCCGGATGAATTGATTGATTTAGATTGTGCTACATTTCTTGAAAAGACAGCAAACGGTACTGTTCAGACAGTGACAAACGGTTCCCGTAGGTTGGTAGGTATTCTGGAACAATATTTAGAAAATGGTTCTCTCAAAAGTGGTATGCCTCTTAAAATTACCTACATGGGTAAGAAAAAGAATAAGACCAATAATTTTCAATCTGACAATTGGTCCGTAAGACCTCTTCGTCTTAATCTGCCTGTTGCCGGATGATGGAGGATTTTAATATTGATGATTTTTCAGAGGGGGAAGAACTTAACCCCTCTGCCTATAATCCAGAAGATTATCCTACTAAAGAAACAGTTTTGGATTTTATCGCCTTGAATTGTAATAAACCGCCTGTTAATATTGACCTGATAGAATTGAGTATTAATGGAAGCGTAAAACGTGACCCTATGGAAATGTATCTTCAAAGTAAGTGTATTTCTTCCTCTAATTTGAAAAATGCTCTTAAAACACCGCGCTCTTTCTATTATGATTGGGAACGGGTTTTTGAGGAGAAAGAGAAGCCTCACTTTCAATTAGGAACCTTTGCCCACATGGCATTTCTGGAACCACGTCTATTTGAACTTGTAAAAGTAGAGCCTAATTGTAATCAGGCGTCCAAAGAAGGGGTGTTAGCTATGATTCGGTATTATAATGAACTATTGGCGAAAGAAGCAGGCTATGTGAAAGAGGTTGAAGATGATATTCCTTCCGTTAATTGGAATTTCAATGTTTTAAAAGAATACCGGGATAGATTGAGACAAACCTGCATTGATTTGGGGTATTCTTTCATCAGCGAAGAAATGAGCATGATTATTAATGCTCTGAAAAGGAACTACTACTGGTATGGTGGTGGTATCATACAGCAGCTTTTAAAAGGTGCTTGTTCGGAAGTTTCTTTTTATGGACGAGACAAGGAAACCCAACTTGATGTAAGGGTTCGACCGGATTATTTCAATATAGAAGAGAATATCGGTGTGAATGCCGTAATCTCTTTTAAGACCACACGTGCCGATGACCTTGGTAAGTTCTACTATGATTGTGCCAAACTCAAGTACGAGCTCTCAGAAGGTATGTATCAGGAAGTAATGAGCAGTATTACCGGGCGAAAATTCAATGTAACTATAATGATTATGTTGCAGACGGTAGAGCCTTATGATGTAGCCGTTCTCTTCTGGTCTCCCGATGATTTGGCAAATGGAAAATATAAGTATCACTACGCTCTTTCGATTGTTAAAGATTGCTTTGAAAAGAAATGGTTTCCCGGCTATGATGCCAAGGCAGAAGAAGGTGCCCGTGGTATTATCGACATGCAGCTTCCTGAATGGAGCCATAAACTGCTTCATCCGGTGGCCATTGATGATTTTGAATGAATGGAACTGTGCAAAACCGATATTCAAACGATAGAGCGTCTTCTTAGGCAATGTTCTGAAAGAATAGAGAAGTATGCGCCTAAGACTTCCCCCGCTCAAGATTTATGCAGGCGTTGCAAGAAAATGATTAAACGAATAAACAATAAGAAATGACAGATTTAAAAGATTATTTGCCGGATGAAATAATATTCAAATTACCGACAACAGTAAAATTCCCCGAAGTGATTTTTCCTGATTGCATTTGCATGGATGATGTGAAGAAAAAACTTTCGGAACATTTTGTAACCATCCAAGAAAAGGATGTAATTGCTAACCGGGTGATGGATGAGTATGAAATATCCATTATTCGTGCCAATTATGGTGAAATAGCCGAGGAACAAATACCGGAACTTGAAAGCCAGTTTGAAAGTCTGAAGGCAAAATTCAATGCAGAGAAGAAAGATTTTGAAGCAAAGATTTCGGCTTTAAACACCCAATTCAAAGACTTGGTTAATTTGGCTAAAAAAGGTCTCAAGGATTATCCTTTGAAGATGATTGATACCTTCCGCATTCCAGTAATGGGGTATTATTTGTATTATTCATGGGTGAATGAAGCTTTTCGTTTGGCTTTGGTGCAGGAGATTCCTAAACATGAGTATAATGACCTGTTCAATTCGGGTGAAATGAACCAGGAAGCATTTAAATCCCTTGGGTATGAATTACCGGATATTGAAGTTAAGGATACCCGTAAGAATCTTCGCAAATTTGGTAAAGGCGAGGAAGTTGTAGAGGTTTGGGAAGAGGAAGGGCAGGATGTATGGTTAGAACATTGGATTGAGGATTTCCTTGATGAAAATAACGGTGAGATAATTCCTATACAACGCCATGAGTGGCACAGAGTTTCGATTGAAGAAAGTCCATGGAGAAAGGAGGAGAACTATGACGAGACTGAAGTACAAGAAAGGAAGGCCGTCGAAGTATCAGACGAGTTTGAAGAATAACCCCTATTGGGAAGAAGTAAAACGTAAGGTTCGTGTTCGTGACGGACACTGTTGCCGGATGTGTGGCAAGACCTATAATCTGGAGATTCATCATAAAACCTACCAGATAGGCGGTATGTCTATTGTCGGACATGAATTGGAACATTTGGATTGTTTGGTAACTCTTTGTGAAGAGTGCCATGCGAAGGTTCATGAAAGATAACTTTGTTAACCTGCCTGCCCGGTCTGTGAAGATATGGCGGGTAAATGAGGGAATGTAGCTCAGCGGATAGAGCGCCGTGTGTGGTGGAAGGTTGAGAGTTCGAGTCTCTCAAGATATACTCTTAGCTTAACGGGAGAGCACCACAAACGGTAGTCGGTGGTTCGAATCCACCTGTTCCCACAAACTTGTGTTGGAAAGGGGACATGAAAGTGTTCGGTTGCAAATGGTTATTTCTGTAATGCGCATGCGAATAGTGTCCCCGATGCTATCAAGTGAGCAGTGCTACTGAACCGCATGAGAATTATATGCAATATCCCGTAGAATGCGCTTCGAGGCTTTTAATTCTAAATCAACAACTTGTCATTATATGAATGCAAAACAATTTTATGATGAGGTCGTAAAACTTCGTCGTTTGCAAAAGAAATATTTTTGTATTCGTTCCTCTGGTACTTTACGTTCCAGAAAAAACAAGAAAAACTTATTGATAGTGAAATAGACCGTATTGAAAGATTGATTCAAAAACACCATAATACTAATTTATTTGACCATGAGACAGATAAGCAGGAGACAAGCACAGTTGAATAGAGAGGTTGCTGCAATAAAGAAGAACTTACCTCCATGTTGTGCAATTTGTGGTAGACCGATGTCGGACGCTGCACATCTTGTTCCTAAGAGTATGTACCCAGAACACTATACCAATCCCTTAAATATCGTTGGATTATGCAGGGAATGTCATAATAAGTATGATAATAATTTAGCCTTCAGACAAAGACAGAAACGTCTTATTGAGCGTGTGAAGTCTTTTGATGAATGTGCGGCAAACAGATATTTTCATTTATGAACAGCTATCAATTGATTTCCAAACTCCGTAAGGTTCGGGGTGACACTTATCTTTCTACAGCTTCTCAGGCTCTTTATCACGAACTTGTTGCTATCTGTAATGATATGAAGTGGAAAGAAGTGTTTTTCATCCGTAGTAGCCTGCTTTGTGCTAATTTGGATATATCTGATAATACTTTGCGTAAATCAAGGGAAAGTCTTGCTGACGCTCAGCTCATATACTATAAAACCAGCAAGGATAGACGTATAGGATGCTATTATTCATTTGTCAAAAGCATAGATGATGATGTTATATCGTCCTCAATATCTCCCGCAATATCATCCTCAAAAAATGCGGATGAAACTTCGGATGATATTGCGGGTGAAAACGTTAGTAGTAATATAGACACCTCCTCAATATCATCTTCAACATCATCCGCAAAATTTGCAGATGATAAAATAACATCATTCGCAATATCATCCGTAAATTTTGCGGATGAAAGTCAAATTCCACATATTATAGATAATATAAACATAAAACAAGAGGATAGTCTCGCGCATACGCACGAGAGCTCCCCACTTCCAAAGAAAAAATCCCGAAAGGAGATAAAGGATGAAAAACCTCTGGTCTATCCGTTTTCTTCAATAGCATTCATGTCCGCTTGGGAAACGCTTCGTCAGACACCGAAATGGAAAAAGAAACTTAATTACGCTTTGCAACTTTCACTTGATAAACTTTCCAAATTTGAAGAAGAATTTGCTATTAGGCAAGTTGAGAGAGCGATAGAATCTGGTTGGACAGGTGTGGTGTTTACTGGAACGGAGAGAGATTATCAAGAATGGCTAAATTTAAAATACAATGGAAGCAATCGGAAAACAGATGCAAAGCCGGACGAAAGCTCCGCCGGCATTCAATCAATTGTCTTCGGTAAATAAGGTTAATCAGAAGCAATGGAGTAGGGAACAGGCTGACATATATTGGCGTAATCAACTCGTTGCATCTATGAAAACAATCTCGCCAGTCTTTATGGTTGATGATAGTAATCGCCAATTATTGAAAGCCCTTTATCAATGGGTTTGGGGGATTCCCGGAGTATTGGATGTAAGAAAGGGATTATTATTACACGGCTCTATCGGAGTGGGCAAGTCCACTTTGCTGAAAGGGCTACAGAACTATGCGGCAAAAATTGCCCGTTATTGTATTGGCGGCGCGGATGCTGGATTGACCTTTCAGTTTACCAGTGCTGCCGAGATTGCCTTACAGTTTGCCGAGAAAGGTATTATCGGGTTGAACCTATACACAGATAGGTCATGTATGCACAATCTTGCCATTGACGAAGTAGGACGGGAGCCTATGGATGCCAAACACTTTGGTACGGGCATAAATGCCATTCAGACCGTTTTACAACTTCGTTATGAGCAGCGATATAATTTCTATACCCACATGACTACCAATCTTGACCCGGACAAGGAGTTCTCTCAACGGTATGGAGCCTATATAGCCGACCGGGTGAAAGAGATGTTTAATGTGATAAAAATCGAGGGGGAAAGCCGAAGATGAAAGATATAAAACTGATAGCGACTATTCTGTCAATCCTGACAGCGTATGCCGCTTTTTATTTTGTCTGCTACTGGATAGCGGACTATTGTTTAAGGACTTACTTGTAACTGATGAAAAAAGATACACGATTATGAAACCAAGAAAACAACTAATTGACGCCGCCATAGCCAATGGTAGCATTGACAGAATGAACATGTTGCTATCCGCTGCACACCTGCTGAACTATGAAGCCAATAACTTAGTAGAGGAAGCGAGTGATTTAATGGTTAAAAACGGTCTTCTGCTTGGAAACTTGAAGAAGCTGCACAACGACTTTGTTAGAGTTGCCGACAAGTATTTCAAAGAATTTGCCACCCTCGTAACCACCGATACCGCCAAGATGGATATGTTCTCTGACCTTGACGGATTCGACAGTGCTTTCAGAGAATGGGCGAAAGTACCTAATGACTGGAAACCGAAGGAGGTGAAAAAATGAATACTGATAAATACAAGGTTGGTAATTCTAACTCAATATTTAGGACTCTTGGAGCAAGCAACCACACGGATAAGGACCGCCAAAATGAAGATTTCTATGCTACAGATCCGATAGCGGCAGAACTTCTGTTAAAAGAAGAAAAGTTCTCTCATAATATATGGGAATGCGCCTGTGGGCAGAAGCATTTGTCAGGCGTATTCGAGAAACACGGGTATAATGTCCGCAGTTCCGACCTGGTAGACCGATGCGGAAATGAGGTTTTCGACTTCCTTTCAATCGAGAACCAGTCTTGGAACGGTGATATAGTTACCAACCCGCCTTACAGGTATGCTCTTGAATTTGTGTACAAGGCTCTAAGCGTCATACCGGAAGGGAACAAGGTTGCCATGTTCCTGAAAGTTCAGTTCATGGAGGGTAAGGAACGCAAGGCGCTATTCACCCGTTTTCCTCCCAAAAACATCTATGTGTCGAGCAGCCGCATCCTTTGCGCAAAGAACGCTGAGTTTGAGAAAATGAGAGCTGGCGGCGGGAGCGCGGTGGCATACGCATGGTATGTATGGGAAAAAGGATTTAAAGGTAATACCATAGTTAAATGGATGAATTAATGGTAGCAAGTGAAATGAAACCTATTTATAACCTTATATCCCTCCTCATGGACTGGCTTTCGGTAGAGGTCGGAGTGGATGAAGAGTGGTTCTGAACAAAGACATCATGGTGCAAGATGTGTGTTTCGGAAGACAATCGGGAACGGAATAAAAGGAAGAAATCGAATTAAAAATAATCTATATGATAATAGCATGGTTTTCTTGCGGTGTAACATCCGCAGTAGCTTGTAAGATAGCACTAAGTCTGTATGATAATGTGCAGATTTACTATATCGAAACAGGTCCCGGGCATCCTGATAACACCCGGTTCCTATCTGATTGTGAAAGATGGTATAATCGCCCGATACATACTATCAGAAGCGATAAGTATCTCAACGTAGAGGATGTGTTGGCTAAGAAAAGATTTATTAATGGTCCTACTGGCGCAGCTTGTACATTTGAACTAAAGAAACAAGTCCGTTACAAGCTGGAAAAAGAGTTGGGAAATTGGGACGGTCAAGTCTGGGGATTTGATTTTGACCCGAAAGAGATTAACCGTGCCATTCGCCTAAAGCAACAATATCCGGAAACAAAGCCGTTATTCCCGCTTATTGAAAGACAGATAACCAAAAAGGATGCAATGGGTATGCTTTGGAAAGCTGGCATTGAAATCCCCGCTATGTACAAGATGGGTTACAATAACAACAACTGCATCGGCTGTGTGAAAGGTGGTATGGGCTATTGGAATAAGATACGGAAGGACTTCCCGGAGGTATTCAACCGAATGGCAGTAATTGAACGAGAAGTGGGTGCAACGTGTCTGAAAGACAAATCGGGAAAAATATTTCTTGATGAGCTTTCTCCTAACCGTGGAGAAATACCAGAAGAAATCATGCCTGATTGTTCTCTTATTTGCCAAATAGAATTCCAAGGGATAATAGACAGGCAGGTAGAACGGGTTTTGAAAGGGGAAATTCACATTAATGACGTAACATGAAGAAAAGAATAGAAAAAAAGATGCAGAAACACCCGCACAGATACAAATTGCATCAGTATTTGAAGTATGCCCGCCAATGGTGTTTCGCTCTGACATATAAGGGTAAACTATACACGTTATTAGACGATGGTAGAATTGTAAAGGAGAACAGTTGATTATGAAGCATTTAATTGATGCCATTATAAAGAAATGGTTCTGTTGCCACGAGTGGGAATACTTATTTGAAAGGAGAGTTGAAGTTGTTGATGATTGGGGCGATAGAAGTTGGTACACCGTCCGTCACTATTTCTGCAAGAAGTGTGGTAAATATAAGAAAATTAAAAGTCATTGATTATGAAACAGACAACTATCCCCGCTTTTAAATATTGGCTCCGGATACACGGTTTCCGCTTAGAATGGTTCGGTACCGGAACAAAAAACAATCCAATCAAGATTAAATCAAGAAAAAGAAATAAGATATGAAACAGACAATAAAAGAAGTAGCAAGGGAAGCAATTCATAAGCATTATAATTGTAATGGGACCTATCCATGTTCAGAACGTGAATATTGCGAACATTGTAACGGTCATAATACAGCATTCGATTGTTGCGAATGTGGTGCAGATGAATTTAAAGAAGGATTTATTGCCGGTGCGAACTGGCGTATCAACAGCGTGTGGCATGATGCAAGCGAAAGGCCAGACAAAGGGAAGATGCTCATTGTGGAGGATATTGACAGTGCTTATGATTTGGTCTATTTAACCAAGAGCAAGCCATGGGAAGAACTTTCGGAAAAGAATCATTATATGCGCTGGGCATACATCGAAGATTTACTACCTAATATGGAGGATTAAATCATGAAACCAATTTTGCTTCAAGCAAGTTGGAAAAGATTGTGAACTACATAAATCAAAACATTTAATAAGGATAAGTTATGAAACAGACAGCAGAAGAAGCAGCCTACAACTATCTCCAAAAGATATTGGAATCAAGCGATTTTGAGATAAACTTTGAAGAAGATAATTATGATGCCGGTGCTCGCGATGCAGTACTTGATGTAACAGAACGGGCTTATATAGCTGGTGCTGAATGGCGCATTAATAGCGTGTGGCATAAGACCAAAGATGAAGTGCCACAAGCTCATGGAGAATACGAAAATGAACATTATCCGCAGATACCATGCCTTGTATATGGGAAATTAAGCACTGGAACTGGTTACGGTGTCCGCTATTGGAATGTAACAGAGCAGTGCTGGGACGATGAAGAGTGCGATGATTACGAGTGTTCCAAAGATGCCATTGAAGAATGGGCGTATTTGGATGATTTAATACCTAATAAAAAGCAATGATTATGAAATCAAAACAAGTATTATCAGTCGAACAGATGAAACATTTGCAGGAGCTTGGACTGAGTACAAGCGATGGAAGCATGTGTTTCGAATGGAATGAATCAGATGCAGACAACATGGTTGTAACCTCTCCGGATGCCGATACGAATTACGACTATTATCATGAAACTTACACTTTGCAGGACATTCTCGATAAGCTGCCGACACTTATAATTATAAGTTCCGATTTTTATAAGATTTGCATTGAACCGTCTTGTGGATATTGGGATATATATTACTATAAATCTGATGCTACAGAACTTATCTCGAAAAAGTCTGAAAATATTATTGATGTGGCTTACGATATGTTGTGCTGGTGTATTGAAAACGGATATGTTGAAAAGGAGGGTAAATAATGAAAGCGAGAATAAAAGAGACTGGAGAGATTGTAGAGGTTGAAGGCTTATTCGACGTTGGGACTGCCTTAGTGAAAGGTAGGTATTTCAAAGTGTCAGAACTCGACTTCTTTGATAATTTTGAAACTATTGATTGGGAGCAAAGGCGTTATGAATTGGCGAAAGCTGCTATGCAAGGGTATTGTATTGCTTTAGGAATAAACGATGACAGTGAAACTTATGATGATATTGCAATAGGCTCTTTGAGGGTGGCTGATGTACTAATAAAGAAATTGAAAGGGAAATAACCATGGATATAGAAGAAGCAAAAAAACAAGAAAGCGAAAGCCGAAATGGAGATAGCTCATATTCTGGAAAAACTTGAAGCCGAGACAGGCATGAATGTTAATGTTATATATCCGGTACGGCAATATGCAGAGTCGAAACTAACAGTCGAACCCGCAGAGCACATAAAAGTAGATATAACTTTAACGCTATAAATCATGGAACGATATAGGATTATACAAGGTCATGGATATAACGGTTGTATCCCTATAACAGTATATTGGGTTCAGGTACGAGAAGATGGCTTCTTTTCTGATAAATAGAGAAACATAAAAGGCTTTGATACATATAAAAGAGCGAAAGAATTACTTGAAATTTTGAAAGGGAAATAATCATGGAAGTAAAGAACGGAATAATAATAGACGGAGTGCTGCATGAAGCGGTGCATGATAGTATTCATTGTGCCTCATGCTCTCTGTACGAGAAATGCGCAGAGGTGAACTACACAGCATGTATAACCGATTTGTTTAGCTGTGGCGGTTTTATCAATCGTGGCAAAGTAACAGATATTAAGATAGATAAGGAGGAATGACTATGGGATTTACAACACCGTGTTTCATACGAAGAAATACACCGGAAGTTCGAAAGAAGCTGGAAGAGTTGGGATATGAAATCCTTAATTCTGGTGATACAACTTTAGATGCACATAATTATGATGGCAAGGGAAGTCATAAAAGTATCGAAGAGGGAAAGGCTATCATAACGTCTTATGGTAATTTATATGGAGTGATATATGATGTAGATACTGTCACCAAGAAAGGAAGAATTGATTGCGGAACCAATGAAGAGCTTTTCTTGGCTATCGCTGCATTGAGGGATGATACAGACAAGAACCAATGGTTTACGGATGGAGATAAATGGATTCTGTGTCCGGAAATCAAGTTCTCTACCTATTGGGCTTACAATGATGTTGACATTAACACAGATACCATTCACAAGGCTACCGTAAACGAACTGATTGAACACTTTAAAGTATGAAGAAAATAATTATCCTTTTGGCAACAGTTGCACTATTCGGGTGCAATAACTCTGGAGAATACCCTATAGAACACCGTACAATTGAGGGAAGCGTGACTTATCTCAATGATAGTATAGTGATTATCTGTACCCATAAAAAGGGGCTTGACAACTACGAAACGAAGATTATTAATTTGAAAAGACAATAGCCATGACCGAAGAACTTGTAACATTAGAGACTGCGAAGCTGCTGAAAGAGAAAGGATTTGATTGGAAGTGTGAACACCTAATAGACCGTAATAAGGTTATTACAAAATATAACCTTCCGCAAAGTATGTCGTGTTGTACGGAAATAGATGGCGAATCAGTTGAATTTTTGTGTCCAACATTGTATATCGCCCAAAAGTGGCTGCGTGAAACCAAGAAGCTACACGTTGAAGTATCCTATATGTATGGAGACTATTGGATATATGATATACTAACAATACCGAACCATGATTTAGTGGGATTATCCGACAGGCCTTTGGTGCATTATAAAAGCTACGAGGAAGCACTTGAAGCCGGAATACAAGAAACTTTAAAACTTATATGAGAATGGACCCTGTTGTAAATGATGCTTATAGGCTTAGAAAACTTTTAGAAAAAGCAACGGGGCTAAAAGTATATAAGTCGGAACTAATAGCCAACTATTTTAATGGCTATCTAAGTATAGTACAAGAGTATAAGAATGAAACCAATCCGCACATTACAGTAGCACAAGGTAGCTGGTCGATAGAAAACGGTGGGGAGTATAAAATTTCACTCTATACACCTACAATCGTTATTAAAGGCAAGAGGATACTTAATACTCGTTTTGTAAAAGATGTAGCCTATAAGATAGTGGAAGCATTAAATGATGAATTTGGGGAAGATAATTGGAATACGTGCAATGAGGAGCAAAAGTGTTGGCTTCCCATGTCTCGAAACTCTTTCTATTTACAAATCCCAAATTTTGAGAAATATTAAAACTTATATGATTATGAAAGCAAACCTAATATTTTTTCTTGCGATATTCATCATATCAGCATTATTCATCGGGCATTTCCGGTTGACATTCTCACCGTTCAGTGTATCCTTTCCCTATTGGCATAGGGCTGTAGGAGTTGTTCTTATCGTTGCAGGATGTTTGGTTTACAATATAGGTGAGCGTGTATCCGGTTACAAGAAAGGACTGGATGAAGGTGTGGAGATTGTTTTGAAAGAGTTAAAAAAAAGATACAATGAAGAAGATAATGTTCAATGATAAATATAGCCTAACCCAGGCTGTATTGGATGGTCGGAAGACGCAGACAAGAAGAATCATTAAGTGTCCGAAAGCATATCAAGAAAATCCTGCTGGATGTTTTAGGATTACTGAATCAGATGATGTTAGCCCCCTTTTTGAGATTCTTGTATATGATAAGGACTGTAATGACTTTGTTCCAATGTTTATTCAGCCGAAGTACAAGGTTAGTGGAGTTTTTGCCATTGCACAATGTTATGAAAGTTTAGGGATGAATCCCGAAATTGCACTTAATGATAGGGACGGAATAGGATTTTATACTAAAACTAAATTCGCACCCGGTTGGAAAAATAAAATGTTTGTCCGCGCTGACCTCATGCCCTATCACATCCGTATTACCAACATCAAAATCGAAAGATTGCAAGACATCTCCGATAAAGATTGCTTGAAAGAAGGAATTTACAAAGGACAATGCGGAAGTGCAGATACACATTTTATGGATGCTTATTATTATAAAGGGGACATTCAGCCTTATTGCACCCCTCGTGAAGCCTTTGCCGCCCTCATAGATAAAGTCTCCGGCAAAGGGACGTGGGAGTCTAACCCTTATGTTTTCGTTTACGAATTTGAATTAGTTGATTAACCATGAATAGAAAAGAATACCAGGAACACTTCAAGCATTACAGCCCCTACAGTGGGCAATGCTACAAAAAGTCATTCATATCGAGTATGGCAAGTAATATGTATGTGAACATGCGGTGTGACGGGAAATGCCCCCGTATGAGTAATTACGACAAGAAAAACGGAATATTAACTGATAAAGAAAGAACAGATGAATCTAAATGAACTGCGCGACCGCGCCTATAAAACCGCTTGCAACCACGGTTTCCACGATGAAGAATTGAGTAACGAACATTGCCTTTGCCTTGTAATATCCGAGCTTATGGAAGCCGTGGAAGCGGATAGAAAGGGAAGATTAGGAAAGAAATGTAAATCACGTTTTGAAATGGACTATAATCGCTATCCTGCATTAGTGGAAGAAGAAAAGCGATTTAAGTGTTCCTTTGAAAAGAATGTAAAAGATACACTTCCCGATGAACTTGCCGATGCAGCTATACGCCTGCTTGATTTGTGCGGATTGCGTAAGATAGACATTGAGGACTTTACGGAAGAAATGCTGTACGAGGCAGAGGAAAGTTGCAATGATGAGACCTTTACAGAAAGTGTATACGCTATATCCACAATTCCCATCAGATATGAGTATGAATACGACTATCCATTAGGAGGGCAATTAAACAGCATGCTATTGGCTATTTTCGGGCTTGCTAAACATTTGGACATAGACCTTATATGGCATATCAATCAGAAGATGAGATACAATGAATTGAGAGAAAACAAACATGGAAAAAAGTATTAAACATTTCCCGTTACGTATAGACTGCCGTACAGTCATATATGTAACAAAAGATAAGCTTACCCCTGAATATGCAGAGAAGAAGCGAAAACTATTCAATTCTATTTCAGCGATTGAAAAGAAGGGTGGAGGATACCGGGTAACAGTTGATGTCGAAGAAGTAAGGGAACTTGTTGTCAGCGGTATGCGCCTGAAAGATATTGCAAAGAAATTGGGAGTGAGCAAAACTACTGTTGATAACTATATAAAGAAGTATGATTTGAGAAATGGAAAAAGATGAAACAGTTTGGACTGATGCGAAATGTGCAGCTCTTCGAGTTGAGTTCCTTACCAGTCGTGAGGAACTCTTTTTGTATGCAAAAGCCATCTATTCCGCTATGATATGGGGTAGGGAGGTGAACGAGCAAAATCGGATTATTCAGGAAAAGAATAACTCTGTAAAATAAAAAAAGGAGAACCAAGCGCACGACCACTCAATCCTCCCTCACACGATTATGATGCAAATATACTATTTACTTTTAAAATAATCGTGTTATGGAGCTGGATTTTAATAAAATCATTCGTCTTAAAAAGATTCGTATCGAGAAATCAGAACTTTCAGAGGAAGAAAATGCCTTGACCGCCCCGATTTTGAAAGACAAAAGCCTTATCCATGAAATCTACAAAATATTCGTTGAGTTGCTGAATGAGAGAGGATGTCCGCCGAATATTGACAGTGTGACCCAGCGGAAAAAATTTATCTTCATCATCTTGTATCTGTTTTCTCCAAGCTCGCTTGCTGGTGGAAAAATGACAGCAGGGGTACGTGAGGAGATGTCAAGGGTGCTTAGGGTTCAGTCCAAGAGCACAATTTCCGACAATTGTGCTGATGTCGTGTTTCTCTATCAAAATTATGGGGATTTCAGTGGGGATATAGAGTATCTTTACACCGAAATCGTAAATCAGTTAAGAATCAAAGGGCTAATCAATTAATGAGCCGGAGTTTAGTGCTCCGGCTTTATTTTATCTAAATGTGCTTTAATAGAATAGAACAGTTTTAAAATGAAGTCATAATTCGCCACTAATTGGCGACTTTCGTAATAGTATCTCCATTTAATAAAATGGTCTTTGTTCTCTGATAATGCTTTATTGAAAGATTCTAACTCGTAAGAGGTACATTGTATTATGCTTTCTCGCATTTGTGAGCTTAATTCGTTGAATAATTCGTTTAGATAATGTCCATGAGAATGTTTGTTTTCAAAGACAAGTAGAGCCTTTAACCCTATTTCGCAAGCAAGTGAACTTAGTATAACATTGCCAATATAAAAACTTGCAATAGGTGTATCTGTAGCTCCCTTTCCATGCCTTTTTATAATATCACAATATACATAAAAAGCATCTCTAACATTTTTAAATGATATGGTTATTTGCGGTTCATTCATTTGATTTCATTTTCTTTTTTCGTTCCAACTCCCCTTTTCTGATAATACAAATAGCATTTTCATAGGGTTCTTCCGTCTTTTGCCAGTAGTTAAGAAGTGACTGCCGGGCAATTCCAAGTTCTTGACTTGAAAATACATCATAGATGGCAGCAGGTGAAGCAAAGTACCTATGCTTACCAGTTGCTTTCATTTCTACGTGTATAACTCTTCTTTTATCTTCCTTTTCCATGATGCAAATATACTTATATAATTATTATATGTTACGTAAAATAATATATTTATAATTTATTAACTATATAAATAGTATTATTTGTTACATAATATACTATCTTTGCATCATCAGAAACAAAGTAATAACAATTAAAAGATATACGATTATGGCAACATCAGTAATTAAACAAAGAACAATAGAGAAATTCATCATGTCAGAGTTTGTACAAGGCAATTTGAACACAAAAGAACAAGTAAGCTGTATGCTTCTTCTGATTCAAAAGAAGCTGAATATGTCTGTAGAACAGGCTGGCAACTTTATGAGAAACGCAATAGGTATTAATGCTTAATATATACGATTATGAAAACAGATTTAGTTTTAGTTATCAGCCCTGAAGCCCCACTGATGAAGCAACTGGGCAAGGTATTGGGTAAGATGGTAACCCCTTATGACTTCTCTACTATAGAGAGGGGTGAAAAGTACATCACCATACAGCATGATGAAACTGGGCTTGTAGTGGCTTATACGAGTGAAGAAAGATTGAATGTGAAAATGAATTAAGAATGAAGAATGTATTAGAATCTTTGAAAGAAAGTGTCAAGAGTGGTAAAATCACAATCAGAGAGGCAGCTATAAAACTGCATAAAGCAGGGTGGACGAGTTTTGTAGACGTGGATAAAACGAAACAATTACTTGAATTATGAACTCAATAAATGTAAACGGTTGCAGCGTATGTCAACCCGGTAAAGAAAATTACACCACCTACAACACCAGGTTGAGAGGTAAAAGAGTGAGAATGTACCAGTACGACTACCGTACTGAAAGTGGTGAACTCTTTGCTTGTTGTGCGCCTACCTTAGAGGCGTGTAGAGAAAGACGGGACAAATGGCTTAGTTCACGACAATAAGCCGATTGTCGTGTATAACGATTGAAGATATTTCGTTATCTTTGGTTATGGTAGTACCTTTGGGGTACTATCGCGGAATGGAGCAGTTGGTTAGCTTACCGCTTTGACTTGGCGGTGGTCACAGGTTCGAGTCCTGTTTCCGCAACTATTGAGTATTAATTTAAATTTGACACGATTATGAACATTCTTACATTAAGCATCAAACAGAAGTATTTCGATGAAATTTTGGCAGGCAAGAAAACCCACGAATACCGTGAAATCAGACCAACCAACGCTAAGAAGTATATCACTTACCTATGTGGCGGTAAAGAATATCCGGCTGATGCAGAACTGCCTGAAGAGGGTGAAATAGAATTAAAGTCTATCAAGTACGATGCAATCAAGCTTCTGACAGGTGCATATACAGGTAAACGTCCTTATATTATCGTTGAAGTGAAAGCAGCAGAAGCTGTTATTCTCACAGATGAAAACGGTAATGATATTGTTTACGAACATCAAGGCGAAGAATATCTTGCTGCACAAATGGATTATACTTTGGGCAAGATATTAGAAAAACATATAGATTGATTTGTTTAACTTTTAAAATTAGAAAGCAGAGTCGCAAGAAGAATTAACAGAGTAGCCGGGCCTCGCAGAAATATGAACGGTGCCGGGGCTGGTGGTAGATTGGTTGCCAGACGTGGCGGTGAAGCTGGTACATCACAGTTGGGGTCACGCAGACAGCGTTATAGTGACCTTCGTACTTCATTTGGTTTAAGTGGTGGTTAGCTATGAGCAAGGTAGAACAAGCGAACCGGTATATAGACCTCATTCGGGTAAAATCGAATGAGGCTTTACTGTTTTTATCACTTGGTAAGGATTCGCTTGTTCTGCTTGATTTAATCTATCCAAAGTTTGACCGGATTGTTTGCGTGTTCATGTACTTTGTCAAGAATTTGGAACATATTAACCGTTGGATAAACTGGACTAAAGCCAAGTATCCGAAGATAGAGTTTGTTCAAGTACCACATTGGAACCTTACTTATATTCTCCGTGGCGGTATGTATTGTGTGCCAAATCCGAAAGTAAAGCTATTGAAGTTGGCAGATGTGGTAAAGGCTATGCAGCTTACTCATGGAGTTTATTATACATTCTTAGGCATGAAAAAAGCTGATGGTATGAATCGTAGGCTTATGTTGAAAGGGTATGAGGTAAACGGTTACGAGAATAACGGTATGGTTTATCCTTTGGCTGATTGGACACAAAAGGATATACTTGCTTACATGAAGCAACACAATTTACCCGAGCCAGTTCGATATTCATTGAAAGCCAGTTCGGGAGTAGGTTTCAATCTTGATTGTATGCTTTGGATGGAGAAGAATTACCCGCAGGATTTACAGAGAATTTACAAAGTTTTCCCAATGGCTGAAAGAGTGCTTTGGGAGTATCATAATCAACAAAATTAATAGGAGGAATGCCGAGTTAGAAGAAAATCTATTGCACAAATATTTTCACAAAGGGATAGAATATTGGATTCTATAGGAAGAATGGCAACCAATGAACGTGCTCAGAATAGAATATATAGAGTGCGTGGAGCGGCTACAAGATATTCTAAAAATATTGAAAAAATAACAGGTAATGTTCCCGGAATGGCCTTTAAACGATTTACGAATAGGCAATACATGGGTCTAAGCAACGGCTAATATGGAATTATCAAAATACATAAAGAGTGAATCGGTGGAACTTAATCGTTCTGCCATTCACTTTGCGGATTATAATCCCCGAAAACTATCTGATGAATCACGTAAGACACTAAAACGTGGTATCAAGAAATTCGGGTTAGTCGGTGGAATTGTCGTGAACAAGCGTACAGGTCTTACCGTAGTCAGCGGACACCAGCGTTTGTCTGTCATGGACGAATTACAAAAGTTTCCCGATAACGACTATCGCATTCGTGTCGATGTCATTGACGTGGACGAACAGCAGGAAAAGGAGTTGAATATTCTAATGAACAACCCTAATGCACAAGGTTCTTGGGATTTTGACGCTCTTGCCCGTATTGTTCCTGATATTGACTGGAAAGATGCAGGATTGACGGATGCCGACTTGAATATGATTGGGGTTGATTTCCTTTTGCAGACCGAAGAAGAAAGCTCCATTGCTGACGAACTGGAAAGCATGATGTCGCCTGTAACAGAACAGAAAGAAGCCGATAAAGCCGCCAAGCAGTTGGAACGTGCCGAAAAGGTTGCCCACATGAAAGAGGTCAAGCATCAGGTGAAAGAAAACGCACAGAAGCAAGCCGAGAACATGGATGCCTATGTGATATTGTCCTTTGATACCTATGAAGCTAAAGCCGCATTCTGCGAAAGGTTCGGGTATGACCCTGATATGAAGTTCATAAAGGGAGAAGTATTTGATGAACAAATAGAAAGGATTGATTAATTAAATTTAGAAGAAGATTGAGTCAGAAGGAAAAGTTTGAATGAATTAAGTGCACAATTTCGGAGATTAGAGGCGCAGGCTCGTACAATTCAAAAGGGTTATGGAAATAATCCAAGGGCTGCACGTGTTATAAATGCGTTTGAATCATCTATGAAGCAAAGAGGTATGTGGTTTTTCTCTAATCGAAATAAAAGGATTGGAACGGGGAAATTTGCTTTAAGTAACGGATAAGTTTATGAATAATAGTGAATCTCAAAACAGAAAAGGTAAAGGAGGAAGAAAGCCTAAGTTTGATTATACAAGCGAGGACTTTCTTTCTCTCGTGGAATCGTATGCCAAAAAGGGATTCACTGATAAGGAAATTGCCTATGCCATAGGAATTTTACCACAAACTTTCTGCGAAAAGAAAAGTGAGTACACCGAAATATCCGAAGTCTTAGCGCGTGGGCGCGCGACAATCAATGCCACTGTAAGGGCTAAATTCCTTGCAATGGCTCTCGGTGGCATAAAAACCAAAAGCACCGTGGTAAGAAAGCTCCGTGATTCAGAGGGAAATTTGACAGGTGAGGACGAATTACAAGTTAGCGAAAGTGAGTTAGCTCCAAATTTGCAAGCAATGTCCGTTTGGCTGTATCACCACGATGAAGATTGGAGAAAGATTGAACGCAAACAAGATGAAGATGTTGATATTCCAACAGACATAGAGCACGGCATCAACATTGATTCTTGGATTAAAGACAAGCTGAAATGATAGTACCTCAAGAAATTTACCATCCATTATATGAGGATAAGGAAAAATTTATAATTCTTATCACCGGTGGGCGTGGTAGCGGAAAGTCTTTCAATGCTTCTACCTTCATAGAACGGCTGACTTTTGAAATGACTCCCGTAGAGAAGATTGTGCATCAGATTCTTTACACCCGTTACACGATGGTTTCTGCCGGTATGTCTATCATCCCCGAAATGATGGAGAAGATAGATTTGGACGGTACCACGAAATATTTCAAGACCACAAAGACGGATATAGTCAATAAGATGACTAAGAGCCGTATCATGTTCCGGGGTATCAAGACTTCTTCCGGGAACCAGACAGCAAAACTGAAATCCATTCAAGGCATTACGACTTTCGTCTGCGATGAAGCGGAAGAGTGGACAAGCGAAGATGAGTTCGACAAGATAATGCTCTCCATCCGTAAGAAAGGGATTCAGAACCGGATTATCATCATTATGAACCCGTGCGATTCCAATCACTTCATCTACAAGAAATACATTGAGAAAACTCACAAGCTGGTAGAGATTGACGGTGTGCAGGTTCAGATTTCCACTCATCCGAATGTGCTCCATATCCACACTACGTATTTTGATAACTTGGATAACCTTTCTCCTGAGTTCCTGAAAGAGGTGGAAGATATGAAGGTGAGTAATCCTGAAAAGTATGCTCATGTGGTTATCGGTCGTTGGGCTGATGTGGCTGAGGGTGCTGTGTTCAAGAAATGGGGTATTGTGGATGAGTTCCCGATGTGGTGTAAGAGGGTCGGAATTGGGCTGGATTTTGGTTATACTAACGACCCTACAGCAGCTATCCGATGTGGAATCATAGACAATGCGCTATATTTGGACGAAGTGGATTACCGTACAGGTTTACTATCTGGGGATATAATTAAGACTCTCCGTCCGTGGAATCTAAAGGTGATAGCTGACAGTGCAGACCCACGACTTATTCAGGAAATCCATAACGGAGGTATCAAGATTTACCCGGTAGAGAAAGGGCAAGGCTCTATCAATGCCGGTATTGACAAGATGCAGGGAATGGATATTTACATAACCAAGCGTTCTTATAACCTTCAAAGGGAGTACAGAAATTATGTCTGGGCAAAGGATAAGGATGGGAACTATATCAACGAACCGGAAGACCATGACAATCACGGAATAGATGCTGTACGTTACTATGTATTGGGTGAGCTTCTTGGTAAGATTCAGAAGCCGAAAGATTTAACAGGAATATTCACACATTAAAAATATAAACTATGCCATTGAATTTAGAAGAAATATTAGCATTGCCCGATATCGGGCAGAAGATAAACTACCTGAAGAAAGGTAGGAAGACTGAACTTCCCGACTGTTGTAAACTTTGGGACGATTGGAATCCGGAACGCCATGAAATTATGGTTGACAAAAAGAAGTATCCGGACAGAAAGGTTCTTGAAAAAGAAGCTGAGAAACACTTCGATGAAAAAACTGGTAAGACTTGTGAAATCGAAGCAAAGTATAAGACTGAACCGGTGAACCGTATCTCCATTCCATTGGAACAGGATATAGTGAACATTCAAACAGCTTTCACGGTCGGCACAGAACCGTCTATGGATTGCACTCCAACCGATGATGATGAAAAAAAACTGCTGGATGCGGTAAAGGCTGTATTCAAGTCCAATAAAATCAAATACCAGAACAAGAAGATAGTTCGTGCCTGGTTATCCGAGCAGGAAGTAGCGGAATATTGGTACGTAACCGATGATGATTCGTTCTGGGCGAAGTTCTGGAAGAAAGTTAAGACTACATTCGGAGGCAAGGTAAAACCTACCAAGAAGCTGAAAAGCGTATTATGGTCTCCATTCAGAGGTGATAAGCTATACCCGTTCTTTAACGACGAAGGTAAAATGATTGCTTTCTCACGTGAGTATAAAAAGAAGCTCATGGATGATTCGGAGGTCATCTGCTTTATGACTATCACGGACAAAATGGTTTATCAATGGGATTTGTCTAAAGGATATGAAGAAAGAACTCCTTTTGCTCATGGATTCCCAAAACTACCGGTTCTCTATGCTTATCGTCCTGAACCTTATTGCAAGAAGATTAAGACTTTCCGGGTCCGGTTGGAGAAACTGTTATCCAATTATGCTGATTGTATCGACTATCATTTTTTCCCCATTTTGGAATTAATTGGTGAAGTGATAGGGTTCACTGGTAAGACAAAGGATAGAATGGTAAAACTGGAAGGAGAGGGGGCTGGTGCACGATATTTAACATGGAATCAGGTGCCAGATACCGTAAAATTTGAAGCAGAAACACTCACCAATATGGCTTATGATATGTCAAACACTCCAAGAATATCCTTTGAGACGTTGAAGGGGGTAGGCAAAGCATCAGGAACCGCTTTCCGCTTTATGTTCATGGGTGCACACATGGCGGTAGAAAATCACGGTGAGGTTATCGGCGAGTTCTTGCAGCGGAGAGTAAATTTCATTGTTTCCGCTTTAGGCTCTATCAATCCAACCGAGTTTAGCAAGGCATCGCAGACCATTGACATAGAAACAGAACTGGTTCCATATATGATTGATGATTTGAACGATAAGGTTACTACGGCTGTCTCCGCTGTTAGTGGTGGTGTATGGTCAAGACGTGAGGGCATTATGTTTGCTGGGAACGCTGATAGGGTAGAAGAGGAGCTTGCAGAAATCAAGGAGGAACAAGCGGCAAAGAATAACAATGCAGCGTCTCCTAACTCCAAAGGATAATTCATTACTTCATGTTCTTATCGTACTATTGAGCGGAGCTAATTTAGTTCCGCTTTTTTATTGCTAAATTCTATATTGTAGAATATAATCTTTGGAAAAATTTTATAATTCAAAATTAATTCATATTTTTGCATCAAACAAAAGAGGTATGAGGATTGTATCACATAAGAAATTGAAAGAGTTCTACGAGACGAAAGGCTATGAAGATTCACGCATAGCCTTAGAACGTTGGTATGATATAGCGGAAAAAGCTGAATGGAAGAACCTATCAGACATTAAAGTGGATTTTCTTTCTGCTGACTATGTAGGCAACCAACACTACGTTTTCAATATCAGAGGCAACAACTATCGGTTGGTTGTCGTTGTTAAGTTTACAATTGGGTACGTCTTCATTCGCTGGGTTGGTACTCATAAAGATTACGATAAGATAGATTGTTCAACCATTTAAGAGATAGAAGTATGAATAAAGTAACGAAAGAACAGTATGAATTTGCTTTGGCGAGAGTGGAGGAACTTCTGCCATTGGTTGATGACAATACGCCTTCAAATGATAAGAATGCGGTGGAGCTTACAGTTATGTCCGATATTGTGATAGCATACGAAAAAGAACATTATCCGATAGAAAAACCGACTGTTGCGGAATTGATAGAGCTATCCCTTGAAGAGAAAGGGATGAGTCAAAAGCAACTTGCTGGTGAGATTGGAATAAGTCCATCGCGTGTGAATGACTATATTTCTGGACGTTCGGAACCGACCCTCAAAATTGCGAGGTTGCTATGTCGAGTTTTGAATATTCCTCCTGCTGCAATGTTGGGTTTCTGATTAGTTCATAAGAAGAATATTTAGGCGTGATTCCATTCGGTTTCACGCCTTTTTTATATCATTTTACGACAATCGTTTCATTGTCGTGTATCACCTATCTGATAATTTTTCACCTTCTTTATAAATAACGAAATTTACCGTAGAAATTTATAAATCAAATTCATACGGTATGACAATCTTAGAACAAATCTTGGCAGGGCTACAACAGAAATTCGCTGGGGTGGACACTGCTATCTTAACCCGAATCGCTACTAAAAAGGCAGAGGGTGTAACGGACGAGACAAAGGTAAACTCCATTGTTGAGGGTATCAGTTTTTCGGACGTGCTTAACTCCTATGGTGATTTCCGTGCCGGGGATGCTTCAAAAACGGCAGTGACTAACTACGAGAAGAGGCATAACCTTAAAGACGGTAAGCCAATCGAGACTACCACAACCATCAAAACGGAAGAGAATAAAGACGATGTGCCTGCATGGGCGCAAGCTTTAATTGACTCCAACAAGAACCTTTCTGATAAGCTAACACAGTTAGAAACGGAAAAGGCTCAAGCAACACGTAGCCAGCAGATTTTGGCAAAGGCAAAGGAGTATGGTATTCCCGAAAACTACGCCAAACGATGCGCCATTAAGGACGATGAGGACTTGGACGCATACTTCAAGGACTTGAAGCAGGAGTTCGCAAATGACGGCTTCAAAGGCGTAACCCCTCCCGAATCAGCGGAAGAGAAGATTGAGAAAGAATCTGAATCTATCGCTAAAATGATTGATGAGGGTACGAAAACTATTGTTGAACAAAACAAGAATTAATTATGTCAGCAGGATTTAAGTATGACTTGGTTCCGCCCGTTGAGCAAGAGGAACGCTACGATGTCCAGACCGGCATTCGTAGACGTGGTCCGTTCAAACTTGATACGCAGAACCTGGTAGTGGGAAGTTTTCTTCCCGGATTTACACCGATTTGTGCGGACTTGAAAAATAAGTTCGCTTATGCGGTAATCAATGTGAGAGTTGCGGAAGCCTATACCACTGGTGGAGAGGCTTTGTCTATTAAAGTAGCCAAGAACTCTTTGGCTTATGTGGGTATGTTTGTCGGAAACGGCAAGAAAGGTGCAGAAGTAACGGCAATTGATAAGTCTAATGCCAACTACGATGTATTGACTATTAAGGCTGCTTTTGGTGAGAATATTGCCAAAGATGCTGTATTATTCAATGCGGTTGCAGTTGATGGTTTAAAGCAAAAGCATGTCGCTAATTCGGCTCTGTACAACCGTACAAAGGTTGAGGATGGAATTACATTGGTTTCATTGCTTCGTACAGCCGCAGAGATTGAACCTTCAAAATTGGTTATGCCGTTCTCCGAGAACGATAAAGCCAACATGAAGGGATGGTTTGAATTTAACGAGTAAGGAGGTAGGATATGTTTTTAACGATTCAAACATTATTCGATGATGCGAATATTGTTTCCGCTATCATCAGACGTGTGAACCAGACACGCAAGGACACAATCTATTGGCAGCAGTATCTTACTTTCCGCAGAGTGACTACTCGTGTGTTCAAGGATTATATCGGTTCTGTAACCGGAGTTATGGCCGGCTCCATCAATTCGCGTTTTGGAGAGAAACCCATCCGTGAACGTCGGAACATCGGTTCCGGATATGGTGAGATTGCCTATTTGGGTGATGCTTATCAGATGTCTATTGACCGTCTTTCTGAATTGCAGGATTTGATTGACAAGTTCAATGCCGCTAAGCCAGCCGACCAAAAGGCTGCAATGGAAGAGATTGTAAACTTCCTGGCAGACGACTACCGTCAGATTACCCTTGCCGCCCACAAGCGTATGGATATTATTGTCGGTGCGCTGTTGATGCTTGGTGAAGCCACCGTTTACAACAAAGACGCTGCAATCACTTCCGGTCAGACCAATAATAAACTGCTGGAGATTACCCTTCCGTTCAATTTTATCAAGCCGAAAAGTGGAGATGTGGTTGTGGACGGAAAGAATATGTTTATCTCTTATTTGAGAGAGAAACTTCATTCCTTGGCACCGGACTATGGCGTTTATGCCAAGATGGTTATGACTCGTGCATCTTTCAACAAGCTTATTCTTGGTTCATCTGAATTTGGTGAGCAGTACAAGAGGATTCTCGGCAGCAACGAAATGAAGTTGAGTACGGGATTGGTTTCCTCTTCTTTGGCTTCCGAAGTGTTCACCGGCATCGGTTTGCCGCGTATTGAAATCAAGGAGGACTACGTGAAAGACCAGACGGGAAAGAATGTGCAGATTTACGCGGATAACCGTATTACTCTGTTACCTTCTGACAACATTGGTTATATGCGCCATCATACCCCGTATGAAGCGACAGACCCAGTACAAGGACGTACTTATATCCCGTCAGAGGGGCAGATGCTTATCTCCAACTACCGTGACAAAAACGGTCGCTACATGGAATATACGGCAGAGTGGATTCCGCAGATTTCCAATCCAGATTTGATAACCAATTTCGATTTGAACGAAATTGCATCCATCCAATCAGCATAAGGGGGTAGGATATGAAAGTAAAGGTTATATCAGTTTTCCGCGACAAGTTCACCGGAAAGTATTACACTCCCGGTGAAGTGATTGAAGTCGGTGAGGAAGCCCGTGTGCTGGATATGGAAAGCCGCAGACTTGCTGAACGGATTGAGGCAAAAAATACCGAAGTGAAAGCCCCTGAAGAAAAGAAGGAGGTGAAAATTTCCCTCTTTGAAAAGGAGTTTGAGAAGAAGACTTTGATTGATGCTTTGAAGTCCATCGGCGTACAGGCTTCCGGCAATATGAAAGAGGAAACTCTTTTGTCTAAGGTTTCAGAACTGGATGAAGAATCAACAGCCAAACTGAAAGAAGCATTAGGTATCGAGTAAAAGGATAGGGTAGTGCTTCTACCCTTCCATTGCCTAATTTTATAAATCAGAAAAGAAATGAAGAATTTTATTTTTGCCATGTGTGGTTTTTTGATGATGTCTTTGGTTTCGTTGAGCGTGCAGGCATCAAGTGTGGAATCTCCCAAGTGTGAATATGTGAATCCATCGGTTAATGCCGGTTTGCCGGATATTCAGTCTATCACTTTGGAAACGGCTCTGGCTGATTGTGTTGTACTAACCATGCCACAGACTATATTCTTGGTTGCAAATAACCCGGCTATGATGTGTTCGATAAAAGAGGAAGCGGCTATTCAAGGGATACGAATTAATGTTCCCAAATGCCCGTTCAGATACATCTATAAATCAAAGTATTGCACGCATTATAGCTATACTGCATATTGTAAACTGATTACACCATATTGAATGATAACAGTCATGAGTAACAAGGAGTTTGTATTAAGCGTATTTGATAAGAATACCCCGTCTAATCTTGTAGTTGAAAATATACTTTCAAGAACGGGATTGGATGGCGAAGAACCTTTTGCCGAGGAAAATAGGGCAAGATTAGAGGTCGCTTGTGCCAAGCAAATTCCGTGGATGATACAAAATCCATCTTCGGTCAGCGAAAGCGGATTTTCTGTGTCTTGGTCTAATCATGTTGATAGCCTAATGAAATTGTACTCATGGCTGTGTAAACAGTACGGTTTGAAAGACGAACTGGGTAACAAACCTAAAGTGACTTTCTTATGATATTCGCTCCACACATATTGCAGGTAAAAGTTATCACCCCGATGGATAAGGATGAGTTTGGCAGACCTATTCCCGGAACAGGTGGTGAAAGCTGGCAGGAAGTATGCAAGTGCCGTTGTGATGATAACACTACCAAAGAGTTTTCATCTGATAACGGCTCTGTGTATCGTCCGAATTATCATGTAGTATGTGAGAAAAGAATTACTGTCAAGGCTGGCGATGAAGTACGTTGCATGGATGGTGATGGCGTAAGAGGTCAAGGCGAAGTCTACACGGTAAAGAGTACAAACTACTTTAACTACTCGGAATTATGGATGTAGATTTCGATTTCTCAGATGTCGACTCCTTTTTCGATGAAGGAGAATGGGAGGTCGAAAAGAAGATGATTGATGTAGGCGATGAAGCCGTGAAGTACGCAGAGGAACATGGGGATTATCAAGACCATACACTCACTTTGAGAACGTCCAATGATTACGATGTTGATAAAGACGGTTTGACATTGAAAAACGAAGCGGAATACGCATCATTCGTAGAATCTAAAGGGTATGATGTTTTAAGTGGTGCCGCTCTTCATGCGGAGAAACGATTAAAAGAAGAATTTGAAAAATGAAAAGAATATTCAAGTATGAATTGATTGTTGCAGACCATTCAAAACTATGTCTGCCTATCGGGTCGAGGATATTGTCTGTTCAAGTACAACGAGGTACTGTTTGCTTGTGGGCTATTGTAGATGAATATCAGAAAGAATTGTACTTTGTGGATATTTATATGTACGGAACGGGGCAACACGTATCAGATGCAGATTTGGCTGGAAAAAGATTTGCCGGAACGGTTCAACTTGGAGATTTGGTTTGTCACGTATTTCTCGAATATGACGAAAACGTCCAATATTTGATAGTATGATAGTAACTACCGACATAGGAAACATTCTCTATCGGGACTGCAAGGCTTTCGGAATAGATATAGTGCCTGATGGTGAAACGTTGACGGGTGAATTGACCTCTGAAAGAATCGTTATCCACACGAAGAAACAACAGCCGGGAAAGTATTGGAAGAAGTCTTTCGCAGAAGTGAATCTATGTGTACCCAATTTAAGCGAGAATGAAGCGAACACAATCCGGCTTAACGAACTTGAAAGAAAGGCTGGCAAGCTGCTTGATGATGTAGTAAGCACCTATGACGGTACAACCTATCGTTACTCTATCGAATCAATTGGCACGGAAGCGGATACAGCTTTGAAATGCCATTACGTGAATGTAAGAATTTTATTTGAAGTAATAAATGTAAAATTATAAGATTATGATTTCAGCAGTAGGAATAAAAAGAATCTTGTTTGCCGATATTGATAAGGTAACGGCAGACATTACCCCCGAAATCGCAAAGACTTTGATTCAAGCCGCTATCAAAGCGAAAGATGAGGTTTTGAATGTACACGGGGAAACGTGGCAGATTGAGGAAACGGAAGCCTCCGTCACTGGGCACAAGAACCAATTAACAGGAAAGAATTACCGTTACGATGATGTGCCGGGAGAAGTATCGCCCGCTTTCTCTATCGGACAATATGACTGGAAGACCAAGAAAGCGTTCATGGGTGGCGATGTTATTCAGGCAACATCTAAAGATGTAGGTTGGAAGCGTGCTTTGGATAAAGTTATTATCAACAAAGCATTGTTCTGTCTGACCGATGATGATGTCTGGTTCATCTTCCCAAAATGCCGTATTGTTTCCCGTGAAGCCAATACGGATAAGGCAATTGCAATCGCTGTAAAAGGCTTGGTGCAGGAACCGGGAATCGAAGGTGTTTCTTCTGAGTATAACTATGAAGAAGGGCAGATTAAAGCTTTGCAGGCATGAACTACAGTAACCATTGTACCTACTCCTTCCGATGCGACCGTAAAGCTGGACGGTGCAACGGTCAAGTCAAAGCAGGTGAATGCTGGGGCTACCGTTCACTATGAAGTGTCGAAAGTGGGGTACGTCACTCAGTCAGGAGATATTAAAACCACTCCTTCTGAAGTTGATACCACTCTTAAAAAAGAGATAACATTGGTAAAAGCACAAGAGTGATAACCGGGGGATGGATATATACCATTCCCCCTTTTAGTTTAAGAATATGAATCAAGCAGCAAAAACGGTTTCTGATGCTTTGTTAGGGCTGGATTTCATGAATGTGGAGATAGGAGGGATGGTTTATACCATTAAACCTCCTACAATTAAAATTATCTGTCGTGCCATTCATCATTTTTCCAATATCGGCATGACTGGAGATAATGTCATGGAAGCTATTAAAGAACTTCCTGAAATTACTGGAGATATGCTGAAAGGCATTTCTTGTTTCATCTGTGGCAGTGAGGAACTGGCTGATAATTTGGAGAACGGGACTTTTGAAGAAGTTAGGAATGCTTTGGAGGTGTGTTTTTCCATGATGGATATTTCGGCTTTTCAGTGTGTCAGCTCGATGAGGAACGTGTCGATGCTGGCAGCAAAACCGAAACAGTAGGAAACACAACGTTCTTCGGGCAGATAGCCCATTTGATTGACACGCTGCATCTGAGTTATACAGAAGTGTTTGAGATTATCCCTTATCGGAATCTGCTGATGATGCAACGGGATAAATTACGCGCAGTATATGGTGGTCAGAAGGTGAATAGAATCAGTGGTAAGGAATTGGCTAATCGTAGGAAAAAGAAATAGATATGTCAAAATTATATTTTAAGGTAGGTAGTGACTGGGAAGAAGTTGTAAGACTTCGTAATGAAATTGCAAAATTAAAGCAGGAGTTAATGAGCATGGATGGCACGCAGTCTCCTGCTGTTTTCAAGGCTTTGAATGCCCAACTTGCTGCATCCAACCAAAAATTGGATGAGTTGGTGACTAATGCAGCCAAAGCTGGAGCAGAGATGGAAACAGGATTCAAAAGGAAAATCTTCGATGCTTCTCAGGTAGTGAATGGATTGTCGGAAAAAATAACATTTCAACGTGGAACTATCCAACAATTGAAAAATGAGTTAGCAGGATTAAAAGACAAGTATCGTGAAGCATTAAAACAGGATGGTGATACTTCTTCCTTAGAAGCTAAAATAAGGTCTACAAATGAAAAATTGAAAGAGCAAAAAAGTTCTTTATTTAACCTCACCCAGGAACAGGCTAACGCTCGATTGTCAGTAAAGAAATTACGGGATGAGTATGAACTTTATAAGAATGATGGGAAACAAGTAGTAGAAACTAACGAAGGTATCGCTATTTCTTGGCAAAAAGCATTGGCGGTTATTGGTGGTGCTGGAGTATTAAAGGCATTAGGTTCTGAAATAATTCGTGTTCGTGGAGAATTTCAATCCATGCAGACCGCTATTGAGACTATGGTTGGAAAGGATATGGCAGGGCAACTGATTCCGCAAATCAAGGAGCTGGCTAAGATTTCTCCACTTACTATGTCAGATATGGTTGGAGCAGAAAAGATGATGCTTGGATTTAACATACAAGCAGAAGACACTATCAAATACTTGAAAGCCATTAGTGATATTTCTATGGGGGAATCCAGTAAGTTCAATTCGCTGACTTTGGCATTTTCACAGATGTCAGCAGCGGGTAAACTTATGGGGCAGGATTTGAATCAAATGATAAACGCTGGATTCAACCCGTTACAGATTATCTCCGAAAAGACCGGAAAATCTATCGCAACTTTGAAAGATGAAATGTCCAAAGGTGCTGTTTCCGCTGAAATGGTTCAACAGGCATTCATTGATGCAACTTCCGCAGGTGGTAAGTTCTATAATATGTCTGAGAATGCCTCAAAGACTATCAATGGTCAGTTGTCTATGATGCAGGATGCTTTGGATTCCGTGTTTAACGAATTGGGAACAAAGTCGGAAAGTGTTATCATGGACGGTATTCAAATGACAACTTCGTTGATTCAGAATTATGAAACAGTAGGTAGAATCTTGGCTGGATTAGTGGTTACTTATGGTACATACCGGACCGCAGTGATGCTTGTTACTGCTGCCGAAAGTAAACATACTCTTGTGGAGATTGGACTTACCAATGCCCGTTTATTGGCAAGAAAAGCGCAGTTAGCTTTAAATGCTGCTATGCTTACTAATCCTTATGTAGCATTGGCTACGGTGGTTGTTGGATTAACAGCTACTATGTGGGCATTCAGAGATTCTACAACCGCTGCTGAAAAAGGAACAAGGAGGTATAATGAAGAACAAGAAAAAGCGACCAAACTTGATAGAGAACGGAAACAAAAAATAGACGGTCTTATTCAAAGCTCTCGTGATATTGCATTGTCTGACTTGCAGCGAGGTGAAAGTTTGGCGGTATTACGAAGCGAATATCCCAAGATATTTGCCCAATACGATATTGAATCAATTAAACTTGCTGACATACTTCAATTAAAACAACAAATAGCCAAAGAGGATGCAAAGCGCGCAGGCGAGGAAGTTGCAAGAAGTTTTGAAGCTGCTAACAAAGCTGTTTCAGACTATGAAAATGCCCTTTCTGCCAAACAAATCAATGGTGGTAAATTAACACAGCAGGAAATAAACAAGTTAAAAGAACTTCGCTCTTATAGAGACCAATTTCTTGTTGATAAAGGTAAAGGTATCTCTGAACAGTTCATATCCAATCTTAAAGATGTTGATATTAGTGAGTTTGACCGCTACATCTCTGAGTTAGAAAAGAGTATCAAAGGGAAAGGTAAAAATGGAACTGTGAAACTTCGTTTGCCTATTGATATTAAGGGTACTTTGTCTGATGAAGCAATCTATAATGTGAAAGACATAAAAACACTTATAGATACAGCAAAATCAGTCAAGCAAACCCGAATTGATTCAGGGAAGAATAAAACCACCTACAAGCAGGATTATGAGAAAGCAAAGAAAGACTGGGATGATGCTAAGAAGAAACTTTCTGAAATAGAAAAGGATAAATCCAAGTTTACTTCAAAGCAATATGAAGAAGCTAAGAAACGAGTAGAAACAACTGAAAAAGCCTATAAAAATTTGGGCGGTATTACCGGAAGTTCATTAACCAAACAAGATAATCAAACCGAGAAACTTCGTAAGCAGACTGATAAATATAATGCCCTCCTTGATAAGCAATCATTAGAACAGCAACGTTCTGCCGAAGATTTGCAGATGGAAGTTGATGAAGCCCGAATCAAAGCTATGGATGAAGGTTCTGCCAAGACTATCGCTGAAATGGAACTCAACTTTGAAAAGGAGATGCAGGCTATTGACCGACAAAAAAAAGATGCTTTGCGGAAGAAAGTTGAGGATGCTCGCGCTGCATGGGAAGCTAATCCGAAGAATAAAGGCAAGTCTTTTGATGCCACCGATATAAAGCTGTCTGATGATGAGCAAAACTATTATGATGAACTATACAAGATAGCCATTATCAGTAATGAAAAAATATATAAGGATTTGGCAGAGCGCTATTTGTCTTATGCCGATGAACGTCTTGCCATTGAAAAGAAATTTAATGATGATATTTCAATATTGCAGGAAGCCCGTAAGAAAGCGGAAGCCAAAGGTGATGCCAGTGAAATAGCCCAAATAGACCGAAGCGTTGAGAAGCGTACAGAAGTCAAGAATGAAGATATATTCAAACTTGATGCTGAACAATTCAAGAAAAATATGAATTGGGAACAAGTCTTTGGTAATCTTGACAAGGTTTCTACTGATACTTTGAAAAAGTTGAAAGTTAACCTTAAAGACTTTATATCATCTCAAAAGGATTTATCTCCTGAAAACCTTAAAGAACTGGTAGATGCTATCGAAAGGATTGATGATAAGGTTTCAGAACGCAATCCTTTTGAAGCTATGTCTGTTTCCTTTAAATCCCTTAAAGATGCCACTGATGCTCAACGTGAAGCGCAGGAAGCGTATAACAAAACGCTCAAAGAAGGTACAGACGAAGAAAAGAAGAATGCAAAGGCTACTCTTGAAAGCGCAAAAAACAACAAACAGAAAGCGATATCGGAAGCTACTACCGTTTTACATCATGGCGTTGATGAGATAGGTCAATATGTCGATGCCGGTAATCAAGTTATCGGTATCATGGAAACGCTTGGTACAAAAACACCTGAATGGTTGGAGGGAACAATGTCCGGGTTTGGCGAGATGTTGGATGGACTTGGAAGTATAGACCTAATGAAACCAATGTCTATTGTTACTGGTGGTTTGCAAACAATAAAAGGAGCTTTGACAAGTATCACATCATTAGGTGGGGTAATTAATTGGAGTGGAAGCAATGCAAAGGAGGTACAGGATTCCATTAATCGTCTTACCGACCGTAATGAGACGTTACAGACTTCTATCGAATCATTGACAGATGAGATAAAGGCAAGCAAAGGAACGAAATCCGTAGCTGCGTATAGAAGTGCTTATGAATACCAGAAAGAGCAGAACTCCAATTATCTGAATATCGCCCGTGAACAGGCAGGTTACCATAATTCACATAAGAGCTGGCAATACTACATGAGATGGTCTGCCGAAGACTTGAAATGGATTCAACAGAACATAAATAAGAATTTTACCGGAACTTCTTCATTATGGGAGCTGACACCTGAAGAGATGGAAAAACTCCGTAGTAATGTTGATATATGGACAAAGATGCAGAATGCCGGGAAAGGTGGTTATGGTGAACGTGTAACCGATAAACTTGATGATTATATTGAGCAGGCCGGCAAACTGGAGGAGTTGACCGATAATCTTTATGAGGGTCTGACCGGAATGTCATTCGATTCCATGTATGACAGTTTTGTAAGCAGTCTGATGGACATGGAGAAGAGTGCTGAGGATGTTGCTGATGACATATCCAAATATTTCATGCAGGCAATGCTGTCAAATGCCATCGGTGAACAGTTTAGTGACAAACTGAGAACATGGTATGACAAATTCGGTGAAGCCATGAAAGATGATGGTACGCTTGATAATAATGAGCGTAAGGAGCTGATGGATGAGTACATGGGTTATGTGGATGAAGCCATGAAGCTTCGTGACGAGCTTGCCGCAGCAACCGGATATGATAAAATTTCGCAAGAATCAACATCGCAGTCAGCTTCATCCAAAGGCTTTCAGGCAATGAGTCAAGATACCGGCGAAGAGTTGAACGGGCGGTTTACAGCATTGCAGATTGCAGGAGAAGAGATAAAGAATCAGAATATTATTCAATCTCAATCACTTAATCTACTGACAGTAAAAGCAGATGCTCTACTTTCCATAAATACGGAAACAAGGAATATCGCTGATGATACGCGAGATTTGATAGCACAATCTTATCTTGAATTGGTACAGATTTCGGAAAATACAGGAGCTATTGTAAAACCAATCATTCAAATTCAGAAAGATATGGCAGAAGTGAAAAACAATACATCTAAATTATAAACTATGTCAGATTTATTGATAAATACCCAAGACGCCTACACAACATGGGGGGTAAGAATGGGGGAGGGCTTTCTTGATGTACTTGGGGCATCATCACCCATGAAAGAATTTATAGAAAATAAGTCCCGGTTGGAACATGGAAAACGTGTGATAATCAATGACCCCAAAATAGATGAACGGGAAATAACACTTTCTTTTACAATTGAAGGAAATTCCCAATCCGACTATCAAGCAAAGAAAAAAGCTTTCTTTGAAGAATTGTATAAAGGTGTGGTTGATATTCAAGTTCCGGCTAACAGTAATGAGATTTATCATCTGATTTATCTTGGAAAAAGCGTTGCTTATGCACAGAGTTTTGACCAGACTTTCGGAAAAATTTCAGCCAAGTTTAACGAGCCAAATCCGAGCCCGGAAGGGCGAAAGTAGATGATAGGGTGTGGATAACACACCCTATTTAGTTTATTCTACTTTTACGTTTATGTTCTTTCCACAATGGGGACAAGTAAGGGAGAGACTGTCTTTCTTTGGTTGCTCAAATAATTCAGAAATATCACACTCAATAGCACTTGCAATACGCTCCAACACTTCTATTGATGGATTACCATTTATATGCTGAGACAACCCGGTCGGAGTGATATTCATTCTTTTGGCAACTTCTCGGACTTCTAATCCATGTTCTTTAATCGCTTTCTTAATATTCAAACCCATAGCTTTGATTTTTAAATTTAATGCAAAGTTACTGTATTCTTAATAATCAAAGTTATCGCTTTGATTAAATATGGTTAAAATGAAGTTTTTGCTTTGATTTTATTTTGCTTAATCAAAGTTATCGCTTATGTTTGCAACATCAAATTAAAGCGATAAAAGTAATAACGCATAAAATATTAAGATTATGAACCGTTACGATTTAAGTAGAATAATGAAGTCTGCCCATCAGATAAAGAAGTACATGAAACTGTATTCTCTTACTCACGGTGTGAAGACTTGGGCAGACTGTTTGAAACTTGCTTGGGCTAACGAAAAGAAGCGTGTGTCTGACGAAGAAGCGATAAACGCAGAGAAAGAAGCCATGAAAGCCGCTTTGGCACAACCTGCAAAACGCAGTTCTTATGATGATTTGTCGATACCTCAATCAGCGTATTACAATCCGTATAGTTACGGGCGTTTCGGTGCTCACTATGTGGGTGATTAAAAGAAATTACTAACATAAAATATAAAAGCTATGGCAACAATTCAATTGAGAGAAAGCGATAGAAGTAGGGCAATTAACCTTAATCGCAAAAATGATTATGGTTTGGATAATAAACAGATGATGCGCCTTATCAATGCCCACCGAAAAGGCGATGCGTACAAGCGTGCTTTGATAGAGTTTCGCTTGACTGATATAAACTTTCATCGTGAAGTCGAAATGCTAATGAACGGCAAGTATGACGAATTAAAAGAAGAAGTAAAAAAGTGGTAACATAAGTTTATAAGGTGATTTGCAGAGTATAACACATAAAATATAAACGATTATGGTAACAGAAATTAATATTGAAGAGATAAAGAACAAAGTTGTTCATTCTGATTTACTGAAAGCAATGTGTCTCATTAATCAAGCCCGTAATATAATTTCGGGTACGATGGATGAGAAAGAATTACGGGATGCCGGACAATGGGACTGCTTGGATGATACAGTTTCAAGGCTGAATGAATGTTCTCGTGATGTAAGCTATATTATTGGCATGATTATAACAAGTAGAGTTTCGGCTCTGACAAACTAACACGATTATCCAAAGGCAGTCTTCGCACGACATAAAGACTGCCTTTACTATTCATTTTAAAATCAATGATTATGAAAAAGAATTTAATTGGTCAGAAATTTGGACGGTTAACTGTGATTTCAGAATACGGTAGATACAAGAAAAAGCAGGTACAGTGGCTATGTAAATGCGAATGTGGAAATACAGTGATTGCTACTACTGGTTCTTTAAATAGCGGAAATACAACAAGCTGTGGATGTTACAATAGAAGCCTTTTGGCTAAAGACCTAACTAATAAAGTATTCGGAAAGTTAACAGCTATAAAGGTTGTAGGAAGAAACAAGCATAAATCACTTATATGGGAATGTCTTTGCGAATGTGGAAATAAATGCTATCCTACATCTAATTCTTTATTATCCGGTAATACTAAGAGTTGTGGCTGTGTGCGAAGAAAGAAAAACTCTGAAAAAATGAAAAAGGCAAATTTTACTCATGGCAAAACCGATACAAGACTATATAATATATGGTGTGCTATGAAGGGTAGATGTTACAGGCATACAAACGACCATTATTCATCGTATGGAGAAAGAGGAATTGAAGTGTGCAACGAGTGGAAAAACGATTTTCAAAGTTTTTATGACTGGGCTATAAACAATGGGTATAATGAAAATTTAACCATTGATAGAATAGATAACAATAAAGGATATTCGCCCGAAAATTGCCAGTGGCTATCGTCATTTGAAAATACAAGAAAACAAAGACGCACGGTTTTTATTTCTGTTGATGGCAAGTGTTGCTCTGTCTCAGGATGGGCTAAAATAATAGGCGTGGGGAATTGTACCATAAGGTTATTCTATAACAGGTTCGGTGAGGAAATGACACAGAAAGCAATTCATGATTTTCTCAAAACGAAAGACAAAACTTTATTGTACGTGCGGAATAAAAGGAAATAATCCGGCAAACAGAACCTAATTCACGACATTGGATTTATTGTCGTGTATATGAGTGTCCAAAATAGGGCACTCTTTTTTTTATCTGCGAACTTTGGATGCGTTATGGTAGACATCAAAGACATATCCGGTAAGACAAGATTTTCGACCCCCATTAATGCCGGGGCTAAAGGCAGGTTTACCCTGATGAAGGAAGACTATATCATCCTTCCGTTCAGCGTTCCCGACCCGGTGTATTTCAAGCTCGGCGACTACGTGGATTTGTCGGGAGTGCTTGACGAGTCCCTGGGCGGACTGCTGTCCAAGGTCTATGAGATAGTGGATTTGCAGAAACCTGCCTTCAACGCCTCTACCGGGGGATATGACTACCAGTTGCGTATGGATGCCTACTACTGGAAGTGGAAGAACAAGATTTTCAAGTACACTCCCGAACATGCCGGTCATGAGGCTTCATGGTCTCTGACCGCACCCCTTGACGTGCAGCTCGGCGTATTCCTCCGCAACCTGAAGGCACTCGGATATACATACAAGGGAAAGGAGTTTGAGTTCCGCATAGATTCCACAGTGGAGAACAAGGCCGTTGCGATGAGGTACGACAATATGAACCTTCTTGACGCCCTGTTCTCCATGGCCGATAAGGAGAAATGGGACTGTGATTGCTGGATAACGGATAACATAATCCATTTTGGGCGAAATGAATATGGTGATTCCGTCAGAATCGAGTTAGGGGTTGAAGCGTCAGCCATGACCCGCAGCGACAGCAAAGGTACTTATGCGACCAGAATCTATGCGTTCGGCTCTACCCGGAATATTCCGGCAGACTACCGTCCCGTGGATGAACAGACGGTTGTCAACGGCGTAGTCCAGCGCAGGCTGATGCTTCCCGCGGACACGCCTTACATTGATGTGTATCCCGACATGTCCGAAGAGGAAGCGATAGAGGATATTGTCGTATTTGAAAATGTCTATCCCCGGCGTACGGGCACATTATCCGACGTGCATACCCGCACCGAAGAGGTGAAGGACGAGAACGGCACGAAAGAGACCGTCACCTACTACCGCTACAAGGATACCGGGCTGGAGTTCAAGGATGAATATCTTATCGAAGGCCAGGAACTGAGAATCCGGTTCCAGTCCGGCAAACTTAACGGCATGGAATTCGGTGTCATTTTCAATCCCGACCCCAAAGACGACATGCGCGGCGCACAGCTTTGGGAAATCGTGAGAAACGAGGATTACGGGCGTATGCTTCCCGATGATACCCTTCGTCCGGAAAACGGCGACGAGTATGTCCTTTCCGGTTTCAACATCCAGCTTGTGTCTGACAGATATACCCCAGAAGCCGAACAGGAGCTTAAGGGAAAGGCGCAGGAGTATGCCGACCGACGCAAAAGGGATGACGGTACATATAACACGACCCTTGATTCCGAATGGGTGTATAACGACCGGCTGAGACGCTTCTATGAGTTCGGACAGAAAGTGTTCCTTGTAAACAGGGCTTTTTTTGAGAACGGGCGCGACAGCCGCATACTCGGCTGGGAGTTTAACCTTGACAAGCCCTGGGACAGCCCTACATACATACTCGGCGAGAGCATGCCCTATTCCCGTATCGGAGATATGGAAGACAAGATTGATTCCCTGACCTACAAGGGGCAGACATATACCGGCGGCGGAAACGGGGTCTATATAATCAGGACGAACGATACGACAGCCCCTTCCGATAGCAATGTATTCTCGGCACGCAGGTCTCTGGTCTCTTTTTTAAGGAAAGACAAGTCTGACGAGACGAAATTTCTTTTGAAGCTTTTCGCTGGTGCGGTATTCGGTAAGGACGGCTATGCTTCCGGACTTGCAGGCTTTGGTGCCCAAATAGATGAAAACGGCAATGCGGAAGTAGAATCGCTTACCTCTCGACGCTTCATCGAAACGCCGGAACTACGTCACAATCGTATTGATATAAAAGTCGGTGACAAATGGCGTGCTCCTGGTGCTGGTGTACTGAAATCGGTGGATACTGAAAACAAGCTCTGTGCATTAAAACTGGAGGAAGGAGAAATCGGTGCGGTGGCGGTTGGTGACATCTGCATGGGTATCTTTCATTCGCTTACCTCTTCGGAAAATGCTACGGAAGATACGGACGACAGTCAGGGAAACCGGACTTTTGCCGGTTTTTGTACGGTATATTTCACCATTACCGAAGTCATCGGCGATAGGAATGAACAGTTCAAGTATCAGATTCGCCCAGTGTCGGATAGATGGAAGTTCTCTTTTGAGCCTTTTGAGCAGATGAATTTTGTAGCATATGGTAGTTTCACACGTGCCGACCGTCAGACATCCGTATATGAGACACGCACCTACAGCCGCATGCTCCGCAACCAGAATACCTGGGAAATATCGGCCGCCAACATCGCAATGCAGTCGGGCGACCTCTCAAACCTGAACGTACACGGTCTGGATATGACGGGATACTCCATGTACCTGAACAGCGTGTACTTTACCGGTACGGTACGGCAGCTGAAACCTGACGGTACACCGGTATATACGGCCAATGACCGTGGAGAGTGGGCATCCGGTGAAAATTATGCCTTTTATGACCGGGTTTCCCATGATGGCGGCATTTGGCTGTGTGTAAGCGAGAGCGGCAGTGCATCTGAACCTGCAGAAGGAAATTCGGACTGGTTGCAACAAGTGAAACCGGGAACGGACGGAACTGATGGCAAGAACGGTCAGGATGGCGCTCCGGGAAGGGACGGTCAGGACGGTGCTCCTGGTAAGGACGGAGCGGATGGTGCACCGGGCAGGGACGGCGTGGACGGAGCACCGGGACAGGATGGCATTTCGGTCAGTAACCACGGAAAATGGCATACCGGCCTTAAGACACCTTACCTCGGACTGGTGAAAATGGGTGGAAAGGTGTTTTTATGCAAGGTTAGAAACGGAACGTCAAATCCACCCATGTGGACGGTTACCACCAAGGACGGAAGACGTATACTCCAGACGCAGGACGGTGGAAAGACCTATGGCTACATACTGACCGGCGAGTACAACTCCGAAGAGTACGATATGGTGGTGGAAAACGGGGAGAACGGCCTGCAGGGATGTATACTCCGCAAGGCTGAATGGGTGTCCGGAGTAGAGTGGCGTAACGATGAGTCACTGGCTGGCGGTACACGGTACGTCGATGTGGCATTGGTCAGGGATAACGGTACGGAGACTGGTTGGCGGGCATACAAGTGCCGGGTGACGCATATAAGTAGCGGGGGAAATGCGCCGGGAAACAGTACGTATTGGGAAGAGTTCGGACTTAATACGGCAGCCATATTCACATCGCTTATTGTTGCTAAAAATGCGATGATAGACTTCATGCAGGGGAACGAACTTCGTATTAGAAAGGATGACGGGACGGTGACTGCCGGCCTTAGCGGTTCCCAATCCGGTGAAAAGATACGGATATGGGCAGGTAGTTCTACTCCTGATGATGCCCCCTTCCGGGTTACTGAAGACGGAAAAGTACATGCAGAAAATGCGGAAATAACCGGAGAAGTCAATGCGACAGGTGGTACTTTTAAAAATATCAAGTCGCCCAATAACTCCTTTGTTATTAAAGAAAATGGGGACATAGAAATAACCGGCAAGGTATCCACCTCTATGAACGGAAAGCGTATTGTGATTGATTCAGCTACGAACAGTCTTAGAATGTACGGCTCCGATAATCTGTTGGCGGGAACTATAGATTTCATCGGTGAAGGTGGTAGTACATATCCCCGTATGAAATTAATCGAGTATGTTTCCGGAAATCCAAGATATACTGTTTTAATAAGACCTCAGCTAATAAATGTATCAGAGAATGATGGCAATGACTTTTATGATGTCATGATAAATACAAATGGAATAAACTTTTTAAAAAATAATGTGGTAACTAAATCTTATCCTAATAAATAAATGCTATGAGAGTATTTTATAAAAGTAAATTAGCAAAGTGGATGTTGTGGCAGGGCTACAGCACCATTACTTTAGGCTGTTTCGTCTTTACCAAGAAAAGCAAGGCGGAAATGAAAACACGCGTTCTTAACCATGAAGCTATTCATGTAAGACAGTGGGAGGAATGCATGATTGCTTCGATGGTTCTGTTGACGCTTGTCATGTCCGTTACCGGGTTCAACGTATGGATGTATTTGTTGTGTCCGTTGTGGTTCTATTTGCAATATGGACTGGAATATGCCGTTTCTCGTGTTTACCATTCTTTCAAAGGTATACATGAAGCGGATGGGAATAAAATATCGTATGGAAATTCAGCGTTCGAGATGGAGGCAAAATCCAATGAAGAGATAGACCGTTATCTGGATGTTAGGAGACCTTTTGAATTCGCGAGATACTACGGAAAAATATGATTTTTAATTTACAAAAAAGAGATAATAGTTAATTGTTAAATTGGGCTGATTTTTGTAGTAGAAATGACGCCCCT